TTTAATGATAGATACTGTCTAAGACTTGTTCTTAGATCTTCTAAAATCATTTTGACCCCCTTGTTAGGTGGGTTCAAATTAATCTAAAGGGTCTACCTCTGTCAAGTACTTCTCTAGCGCGGCGATAATTACGCTGGTTACGGTCACCTTCTGGCGGGCAGCTTTCTTTTGCACGGCAAGCCAAAGGTCGTCAGGGACGCGGATCGTCCTCGTAGGGGTCTTAGGTGCGTTAGGCATCCGAATAGTTTATACGGTGGCGTAGGCTAAGAACTGCTTAAGACTGCCTACAGTCATAGGAATTCCACCCTGCTCATCAATACCTTCGCCGTCAATGACCGCACTTGCCACAGCATTTTTTTGTTGAAGTAGCTCGTACTGTCTATCCTCAATAGATCCGTTAACGATGATGTCTTGGATAACAATTGACGGCCAAGTAGAACTGGCTCGTTTTATTCTTCCGTTTCGTTGAGTCGCAGAACCACTGCTCCAAGGCAGATCATAGTTAATGAGTAAGTTAGCCGCTGGAAGATCGACTCCATAACCACCTGCGTCAGAAGAAACCAAAACACGAATAGTAGGATCAGTGTTGAACGCTGTTTTGTTATCTTCTTTTGCCTTGGCATCTAACTTACCTGAGTACTTTCTACAAATATCTGTGCCTAAAGCATCAGTTATTTTGTCTAACATATCCACATATGTAGCAAATATAACTACCTTGTTAGCATCGTTTTGTTCTAAAAATTCTTTTACATATTGGACTAGGAAGTCAAGCTTAGGGGAGGAATCAATTCCATCCAGATACCCAGACTCAACTAACTCGCTGGCATACATAGATCCTTCGCCGTTCATGGCGGCAAACTTGCGAGCGCTAGTCCTTAACAGATCTGGGTGAGAGCAAAGCATCTTTAAGCAACCTATCTTAGACATGATGCGACCTCTGATCTCATCCTCCGGCCCTCCACCTTTGTTCTCTAAACCATAGTGAGCCATAACATTAAAGGAGGCGCCAAATAAGTTCTGAGCTTCGTCAAGGTCATCCACCAAATCAGTGGCTATCTTGAAGTAAAGCTTTGATGCTTTACGATCTAAAACAATCTTTATAGGATCTTTATGTATGGTGTCAGGAAGGAAAGGGGCTACATCTGGATCTTTCTGCGCCTTTCGTACGGCTGCTTCCTTCATCTTCTCATGCAAAGTCTTCAAGTTTCTGTAGTGCTGAACCGCACCCCAATTGTTTCTAACAATAAAAGCCGAATCAAAGATATCAAATCGACCAAGCACGGATGAATCAACAAACTGCATGATGCTGTATAGCTCTTCAGGCTTACCGTTTTCTACGGGTGTTCCAGTTAGAGCAAATCTGTACTCTGCGTCGCTTAACTTCTTTACGGCTTTGGATCGTTTTGATCTAAAAGATTTAATTGCTGTGGCTTCGTCGCAGACGACGAATGATCGTGGGAGTTTAGATACGGATGCCCAGTCATTAACAACCTGCTCGTAGTTAAGAATGATGTAATCAACCCCTGAAGTCCGCCACGCCATTGCTTCGGCGTACTGCTCTGCTCTTTTCTTTGGCGTTCCATCAATAACCAAAGCTCGTGAAGATCCATCTGTAAACTTCTCAATCTGGTTTGCCCACTGGTACTTTAAACTGGATAGGCAAATAATAAGACCTGGCTCATTTATTTTCCGCTCATCCATCAGCTGTTCTATGGCGGCTATGGTTATGACTGTCTTGCCCAACCCAAGGTCGTAGGCAACCAATACCTTCTTGCGGTCAATCATTCTGTTTACCGCTTCTGGTTGGTAAGGTAAAAGAGATCCAGTAAATGTCATCTGTGTAAGGCTGCAACCACTTCTAAAGAAAGGTCTTTAAAGTCCCCGCTATTATCAACGATGCGATCGTAGGAATAACCATCCATTTGAGTCTCTGAGATATGGGAGTTGACCGCGGTAACGCCGGGGCGAATGACTCTCCAGATCTGACCACCACGTTTCTTTATGGCTTCAGCTTCGTTAATAAACCTGACATCCGTTATGACTAATCCATCATTTTGGGTAGGTGTGCTGAGGGCAGCGTTAATCCAAACATCTTCGCCCAAATAGTTTCTAGCTGAAACCCCAAGGTCTTGTAGTAAACGACGAACCTCTGGGTGCTGTTTAGCGCCCTCCCATCCGTTCAAAGCAACAAGGTCTGACAAAGTAGTGTGATTGTAATTTGATGGGCCAATGCCTACATAAGGATTTAAATCCAAAAGCATGTGCCTAATGTTGTCTGCAAAGGCAACTCTGGTATATCCATAGTTCTCTACGAGAAATTGAGCCACGGTGTCTTTGCCGGATCTTGCGTATCCAGATAACCCAATGATCATACGACTGCCTTCTTCCCTTGAGCTATGTGCTTGGCTTTTTCTAGTCCCAACCTTATCTCATCTAAGCTCATAGCCCCGACATCCTTCATATCTGTGTGTTGGTAGTTAAAAAACCACGCCTCTACCCCCATCTCTTGGCACTTGTTCAGTAGCTCAATTGATGAGGAGGTTCCCGCTAAGTCGTTGTCCATAGCAAAGATAATGCGGTCAGCCCCTCGAATAGCGTTCAATTGAGACTGAGATACTAAAGCGCCCATAGTAGCCACCCCGCCAGTAAAACCTAAAGAGTGTAAGCGAACCGTATCTAAAGGAGACTCAACTACGATCATGTCTCCGCCTTTGTATTGCTGATACCCAAACAAAGAATGACTCTTTTTCATCTTAGGAGGTTGGTTGTTAAAGTAACGAGACGCAAATCCCTTTTCTTGCCATCCTAAAAGCTTTCCTTGTAGATCTCTAACAGGAAGAATCCAATTATTTTTTCTGTGATCCCACAACACTTGGTAGTGCTGAGCTGAGGTTAGAAGTAAGCCTCGTGATGTCAAAGCTTCAGCTGGCGGATCAACAAAAGCACTTAACATTGATTCGGTGATCAATGACGGCTCTTCAATTGGTTGTTTCTTTTCGTTAGTAACTCTGTGGAATCTTTGTACTAAAGCGTCTGGAGAATCCATCCAATCTTTTGCCTTATCAAAGTCAATACCTTTAACATAACTAATAAGACCGTACAGACTTCCCTTGAACTGGCACGAAAAACAAATGTGTTGACCTGTATCTGCGTTGATCCACCATGACGGATTACGATCCTCGTGACCAGTTCTGTCTTTGTGTGCTGGACAGCTTGCCTGTAGCTCGCTACCTCGATTAGAAAGTACTTTTATCCCGAGACTAGCGAGAGTAGTTTCCATCTCCTCAGAAGTCATCAGGAAGTCCTCCAAGATCTTCTTCTGATATCTCTCTAAATTCTCCTGTGTTCCAGTCCCAACATAGTGGAACCTCGGCAAGACCTGAGTTACGGCTTGCAACAATCTTTAAAGTTCTAAGGTCATCGTTTGCTTCCTCTTGCCTTTGCAGACCAAAAATAACATCAGCATCTTGATGGAATGAGGATGAGTATCCAATAGCATCAGCAGAGACTTGACCCTTCTTCATCTTCCACGACAACACCTGCGTAGTAATAACCACAGGCTTTTGTATCTTTTGCGCCAGTCGTTTCAAAGATCGAGTGATGTTAGTAAGGGCTTGAGGTGTATTGGACTCGCCCGTTTGCTCATCAATCATGAGGTAGGTGCCGTCAATAAAAACAATATCTGGATTTCTGTTTTGGATCTTGCTAGCAATACCACTTACCGTTTGACCGCTAGCTGAGTCTACAAACCAGAACTTATCTCTCATGTCTTGAATTGACTTAACCTTGGCGTAATACCGTGCTTCTTCCTCTGGGCTCAAAGATCCGGTCATTAACCTTCTATGTGAGATGCGAGAACGCATAGCGTAGTAGCGGCTCTCTTGTTCTGCGTTGCTCATCTCAAACGAGTAGAACATAGGGACTTTACCCTCTAGGTGTGAGTTGATAGCAATCTGTAAAGCTAATGTGGATTTACCTGTCTTTGGTGGCGCAATGATCACAACTAGTTGACCTGGCTGTAGACCAGAGGTTGCCTCATCCATAGTAGGAAATCCAGTAGGGATACCAAGTAGCCCAGGATTATTCTTTCTATGTTCATACGCATCAATAGCATTTTGCGCTGCCTTAGTAACTTCGAGGTCAGTAGATTTATTAAGTCCTTCTTCCTCTAACTTGATGATGCCAAGTTCCATGGCACGAAGAGCAGACTCGTGATCCTGCGCTTTCTCCATTGCATCAAGAGCTGAACCCAAGGTTGCGATGATGCGTTGTTTACGACGCTCATTTGTTAAGGAGTCAACTAAATAAAAAATGCTGTCTTCTACAGCAGTTAGTTCAAACGAAGGAAAGTTTTCTTTTACTACATCAAGGCTTGGGCACTCTTGATAGTTTGAGTAGTGGTCGTGTAAAAATCTAAATATCTTTTTATCAGTAGGATCGGAAAACCAAGACTCATTGATATTACTTTCTAAGGCAAGAGAAAGATCTCTGTCTTTTATTATCTTGCTTAGAAGCCTCGTTTGATTATTCATAATACTCCGATGTCCAATCCCCAATGCCCATACCGTAACAGCCTATCCGGTTTATCTAACACACCTAACACCTCTGGTCGGTAAGGTAGTTCATTAACGAGCTGTTCTACTTTCCCGTAAGAGGTGTAGTATCTAAATGGGTTGCCCCCTATTTCGTCAAGTGTATCTACCAAAGATTTAAGATCTTCTTCAGATAGATCATAAGAAATTAACTCAAGGGTTGTTCCAGTTCTAGTTGTGTATAAGTACAACCAACTTAAGAACTGACGGTTTATCTTCTTATCAATTTTAGGCACAGGAAATATCCTGAGCTTTTTTTGTACAGTGACCTCAACCGTTAAGAATGTATCTGTAGTTACGATTATTCTTCTCGGGAGATCATTACTAATGTCTCCCTTACGCAACTAAATGACCTCTACTTTTCCAAACTTAATTATGAAATCGCGGAAATCATTATTTGATCTGCGAGCTTTCTCTGCGTCTTCAGCTGTGGCTCGACTGGAGATCTCTAAAGGGTAACCATTACCTTGGTTAGCTTCAACTCTAGCCTTTACAAACCTGATGTGTTTACAACTAGATCGGCTTACATAGCCGGGGCAAGTGCAATAGTACTTGCCACTCTTTTCTCCATAAGAAACTTCATAGATGCCAGTACCAGAAGTATTGGTGTTTGGTAAAAAGATTTGAACTAATCTAGCATCGTCAAGCATGGGTGTTTCTCTCATCGTAAGTCCCCTCGTGTTGGATCAATAGGCAGATAGGTGAAAGCCTCCTTGGCAAAACTTGCCGTTGCGTCACCATATAAACCATCCCAATTTTCACGAGCGATGTTAGTGGTAACTATAGTAGGCAATCCGTTGTTAAATCGGGTGCGTAAAACATGATGAAGTTGATTTTTTTGCCAGCCTGATAGGGAGGCATGCTCTTTACCCACATCATCAATAACAAGAACGCGGATGTTATAGGCATCGTCTTTGGCTTCGCCAAGAACTCCGTCCCACAAAAGGGTATCCTCTTCTGTTGGGTCATCGGACATCGTCCGACCCTTTAGATCAAGCACATCGTTGTAAGTAGCAAAGTAGCAAGGTCGCAATAAGATCTTGCCGTCTGTAGGAGCAAAAGACTCTAAAGGAAGCTTGGTCAATAGCTCTTGAATAATCGCTAAGCTCAAAGTAGTTTTACCTATACCTGGCTTTCCATAGATCAACATGCCAAGACCACAACTTTTTTTACCTAAAGCTTTTATAACTGCCCCTGCTTTTACTACCCGTAACCACATCTTTACTTTATCAATGTCGCTTTGAGTTAGGTCAGTGCAATCTGATAGCAAGTAGCCGACGCGAGCGCTAGGTATCCCAGCTACCTTTACCCAAGACTTACGAACTAATTGCAGGTCAGTTAACTTATACACTTACAGCCCTTCCTCCTCTGCAAACTGCTTGAGTCGATCAATTGATTTCTCTGATTGAACTGTAGCGGCTTCTGTTCTTTCTTGAGTAACCTCGCTCAATCTGATATCGGCAAGAAGACTACCAAACTGTTTGATAAACATCTTCCAGATAATTTCTGGGTCATTGATCTTCTTATTATGTGAGATCTGTTTGAAGAACTTCTCGTACATCAAGTTCTCGTAGTACCCGTTGGTGCCGTACAAAGACCGAGCATTGGCTAGGGCGATGCGGAAACGACTCTCGCCAATATGCCAAGGCAACACATGAAACAGATCTAACATCCTTGAAGCAAACTCGTAGGCACTGTCTGTGACTGACCACTTGGATGGATCGGGGCTCCGCCTGACCATAGCCTTTTCGTAACGCTGGTTCTTCTGCTCAGCCTTCTGGTCGTACTTAAGCTTGTCAGCTCGCCGACGAGCCTGATCAATATCATCGGGGTCATACGCGGCAGGGAAATCGGACATAGTGCCTCCTTCAAGATTTACTTTTAAAAACTTTTCTTTCTCTCCCGGCTCCGCCGGGATATTTGCATTACTTATGTAGAAATTACTTATAACGTAGTTATTACTATTTCTTAGTACCTTAAGGATCAGGCCGCCTGTTTCTGCCGGCCAGTATTCGGGCTCTACTAGAATGTTGACCGTCATGATACGGCCCCCAATTCTCTCCTTATGGGTCTTTAAAATACCTGCCTCACGCAGTTCGTTTAGGGCAGCCCTGACCGCCTTGTCGCCTTCTTTGGCTAACCCAGCAAGGGTCTCAGAATTGATCCTGGAGCCCGTAGAGGCTAGGTACATGTAGAGACCTAATGCCCTCCATGAAATCATTCCTGCGGGCCTCCTGTGCCCTTTTTGCGGGCTTCTAGTTCTTCGGCGAAGGCTTTGGCAAAGACTTTCGCGATGGCTTCGATACCGAAATAGACATTGTCCACTTCTTCGTACTCTTCTTCGTCCTCTTCGTCTTCGCCTTCGTCGTCTTCTTCTTCTTCCTCATCCTCGTCTTCGTCCTCCTCGTCTTTTTCTAAAGTCTCTTGCTTAGGGATTACTGGGGCAGCCACAGGCTTAAGGTCAGATGAAGGGGTTAAGGGGAGTAGCCCTTCGGTCAGATCAAAGCAGGGTATCCCAGCATCCTTACATAGGGCTAGGCTTGTTTGGCATCCTGAATCTTCGTCAGACCAGAGTAGGAATGCGGAAGCTTTTAGTCCGCGTAAAAAATCTACGGCGCTAGATAGTGGATCGGAGCTTAGCTCCACACTGGCACTAGGCGCTCCGTCAAACCTACCGCTTTCGGTAGTAAATAACAGAATTTCTTTGTCTTTGTCTTTTGAGAACTGAATTGCGTAGACCTGTTCGGGCGTTGGCTTAGTCTCATACGCGACAACTATTGTTCCGGATTTACCGTTTTTGTAGTAATGATCTTCAAGCAAAGCTTCAATGTTTGCTCGACTGGTTTTACCGTTACCAGTTACTAGCACATAGTAATTGTCCATAGGACCTCCTTGTTAGGGCAAGCAAAGCATTGCCAAGAAACCCGCCAGCTACTGTCCACAATATGAGACTTTTTATATCTTCGTAGCCAACTAACCAATTTGCCAGCCAAGCAAACAGCAAAGAAAAGACTGCGTTTACTATCTTGGTGTTGATAAAAATAGATATCAAACTTACCAATGGCTCTACTACAGCTAACAAAAACGCGGTAAACATACCGATCAAGACTAGGTCAAGCATGACCAAATACTACTATGTTTTTGGCTGTGCTAAGTAAATCGCAAAAGTAGAGCCTAAGGTTAGGTACTCACTCAACAGATCTGTGGTGAGTCGATTCTGGATAGCAAACCTATTTTTGTATAGGTGGCTTCTAGAGGCACTAGCCGTTCCTTCCCAGAAAAGATCTGTACCGTCGCAAGGGCCGTAGTCACCATCAAAGTAAGGCAAGATCACGCCAACATTTTCAAACAGAGCTTTATCTAGTCCAAGGGTACTTCCGTCAATGACCTGCCATGTAAGTCGCACTGAAGCATACGCCGCGTTACTTGGCGCGGTTGCGATTAATGAAAGACGATTCCACGATGTTCCTGAAGCTGTGACTGTGTACTCAGTTCCTATGCTAGAGCTAATAAGGGTCTTTGAACTGTTGTACCAAATGATCTCTGGGGTAACTTCTTCCTGACCTCCGCCAAGAATTTGAGCATAGACACTAAACGCATAAGAAGTATTTGGATAGTGGATATCCATGTAGTCTGCATTAGTTGTAGAAGAGTCAATAAGCACTGTTGATCCAGTTGCGCTTACTCGTAAAGAAGTTCCTGATCTATACGCCGTGCCCGATACTGTAGTTCGCGGAACATTGGCTGTGGTTAGGGCGTATGTAAAGGTAAGAGAGTTGAGCAGAGAATCTACGGTATTAATACCAGTAGTTGCCACAGTAAACGCTCCGTCGTAAGGAGAACCTAAACCAGAAATAACAATGGTAGATCCGGCTTCTATGTCGTGACTTACAGAGGTTTCTATTCTCACCACATTTGAGTCTACGGTGTAGTGCGTAATTGTGTACACATCTGAGTCAGGCTCTTGTGCTAAAACATTTATTGACCCAGATCCATCGGTAATGTTCCAAGGAGCTATTGGGGAAGCAAAGTGTGGGTTTTTTAATTCATTAATTCTTGTGGCTTTTAAAGTTAACTTAAGTTGTCTAGCCTCTTCAAAGGCAGTGGCTGTGGCACTATTTTCAAATTGCGCTCCATCAAAATAATGATGTTCTGTGGCTACACTATCAGCAGATGTTATTTGAATAACGGGGACTGCAAAGTATGAGTTAGCTGGGGCGGTAGCGGTAACCGTTGGTCGAGCGGTGAATCCATTTAATACTGTTGTAGTAGAAGATCCAGTGCTTGTAGAAATCAAAGTTCCAAGGCGGTCGTACCACTTTATCTTCAATACAATTCCTCTGACAGTACCAACAGAAGATGCGTAAGTGCTAAAGGTATATTGCTGACCAGCGGTAATTGGAATTCCTTTAAGGATCGGGTTATCGTCCCCGCACTCAATAGTTGTATTTCCAGTGCCCGTGGTTTTACGCACAGATAAAATTCCAGATTGTTTATTTGGATAGCCTGTAGGAGCGGTAGCCTCGGCATAAGGAGCTGGGTACGGAGCTACTTGCGTGTAAGCCTCAGTAACTTTATTGAATCCAGATTGAGCAGCAAAAGAAGTAATAGTAGACGCAACAGATATTGAGGTTGCATCCACCGCTGTAATTGTTAAAGGCAAACTAGAGTTAAATGCTGGGTATGGACTACCGCTTACTGTTACCTTATGATTAACTTTGTAGTTATGCGCTCCAATAACTAACTTAGCAACGCTAGCAGTAACGGATATTTGCGTCACATCTTTTTTTACTAAGCTGTTTATAGTGGCTGTAGAATCTGAAGAGATCCAATGACCTTTGGACTCTTCAAAAGAAGAATCGTTATAATCAAGGAATAAGTTTTTACCTACAAGTACTCCGTCTGTGCTTGGGTTTGGAGTTCCAGCAAGTGGCTCCGGCACTCCATAACCAGTAAACGATTTAATAAAGCTTCTTAATCCGTCTTGACTACCTTTCTTTTTAAAGTTTTCAATGGCATCTCGAAGGATAATTCTGGCTTGTTGGAGTCCTACCTCTGGCTCAAAGTTGATGCCAAATTGTTTTAAGAAGTATGGAATTAAAAGACCGCTGACGCGCTCTAGGTTGTATCGGTCTTCAAGCAAAGCAATTAGTGTGTGGGTTCTATCTAAGTCAAAACCAAAAACAGAAACAAAGTTATAAAGGTCTTGATTGTTCAAGCTTCCAGACGCGTCATAAATTTGTTCCATTTTCATAATGTCTGGTAGTGAATCGTAGACTTTATTTCTATAGTTATAATCTTTTACAGACAAACCAATAACGTTAGATGCTCTTACCCATGCGTAGGCAGTAAGCTCAAATACAAATAGAGAGTAATAATAAAAAGATCCTGGCAGAAGGTTTTGATCTAGGTAGTTAGTAGGATCGGTTTCTTTTGCAGCGTTAACAAGTACATCACCATCAAAGGCATTAACTGGAAATCCGTACGGGTTTCTTACAAGTCTTACTTTTGACCACTCACCCGCAGCGCTATTCCAAGAGAGCTGAATAGTTCCGTAGTCTGTAGGATCAGCAGTAAAATTTGTAGCAACAAAACTTACGGGGTTGTCTGGACCGTAATAAGCTAAGTTGTAATAGTTTAACCCGTAACGTGACATTAGACGAGGATTCCTCCACTTAGGGTAAGGGTAATATCATTTGCTTCTGGTATTTCGTTTACACCACAGATGATGTCGCTAACCGTAAGGATAGTTGATTGACCGGTTGCGGCAGCCGATGTTACGTTAGCCGCTACTAAAGCATAAGAAAAAGTAGTGGTAGTAGGAACTGCGGTGATGATAAAAGTTCCATCAAATGTCGCATCTACGCCAGTAACTTTTACAGTTTGACCTACGGTAAACCCGTGCGCCGCACTTGTAGTTAAAGTTGCTACTGAAGAAGTCAGAGCTTTGTTAGTAATAGTTCTAGTAACATCTTGATCTTGTCTTACTAGTTTGCTTACCTGTGTATAAGCAACGCCCGGTATAGAACTGATTGCAGAGATAACATCTTGTAGGCTGATTCTGTCGTTAAACAACACATTGTCAAAGTCTAATAGTTCGTTAAGGATTGACTCCACAGAAGCTTGGATAGTGCTCTGACGATATTGAGGTAAGCATGTGATAGCCGCGGTTATATTAACACCAACATAGCTAGGTGGTTGGAAGGTAACTGTAGTGTTAGCTGGGATCTTATCTTTTAGATATTCTGTGACATCTGTCTTTAACGCATTAAAGACAGCAGATGGGGTAGTCCCGTCATTCTCAACTCCTTTGTCTCCATACGGAGCAAAGAACACATTAACACTGGTATACACATCTGCAATAGCGGTTGCTTTTGCGATACCGCTTACCTGTAAAGTGAGAGCAGAATAATCAGAGATAGATACAGCTCTGTTTAATGATTTAGTGCTAAGGGGGGCATTGATACGGATTGAGTCAGTTGATTCTGCGTCTGCTCCGCCAGTAGCTGATCCATCATTTGTAGCAGATACATATTGGTTAAGTACAGAGAGTCCATTAACTTGATTAGTTTCAATAAACTTTATTGTGTTTGCGGATACATTGCCCTGTATGCCTCCACCTACGCGATAGGTACAAATAATTTCAGCATTATTGGGAGGAATACGACCGCTTACTCCGTCACCAAAAACAATATAAGTGACGCCATTAGCATTAGTTACAGTCGTGTAAACAGGATCGTACCCTTGATAATCAATAAGGTACGGAACTTCCGTGTATTCAACTCCACCAACAGTTACAGAAGTGCTTCCATTAATTACAGGAGACTCTGATAATTGATAGAGCTGATTAGGTTGTCCGTTAGATGTACCAATAGTTTCTGGATCCGGCGTTTCACCTTGAGTCGCTAACACAGTTGCTGCTCCATCAACAATTCCAACTTTTGCTGGGACAGTTACAGCGGTGTCAGTTTCAAAAACAATACGAGTAGTGTTACCACTTATAACTGTAGTGGTAGAAACTTTAGTTCCAGCAGGTACTGTAATAGGACTAGCTGTTGAGTTTTTAAAAGTCAAAGTCACCGTTGATGCGGTAGCTTCTGTTGGCTTATAACTAAGTAGACGAGCTAATTGAAGAACGCTTTCACGTTGACTAGCTGTTGTGATAAACGCTTCATTAGCCGCTCTATCAATGTAGTAGTTAAGCAGGTCGCCCATGTAAGAGTATGCCTCTAGGATGGTCATACCAAAATCGGCTGGGTCGCGGTTTGTCCACTCAGGTGCGTATTCTGGAATAAGGTTTATAACATCGCGACGAATTGATTCGTAGTCGCGGGATGTGTAATCCGTTTGCGGAATATAGTTTGCCATCAGTCGCTTACCTCCAAAATAACCTCACCAGTTCTGGTAAGGATAGCCGTTTTTAGTTTTACTCTCTGCTCATTTTGACGAGGATTATATTTGTAAAAGACCTCGATCATTAAGTACCCATCTGTTTTATCTGAGTAGGCATCAACTTTAAGTAATTGAAGTTGAGGTAGCCATTTGCTGAAAGCGGCAGAGACAGACTTCCTTATAGATGCCGCAGCCCCTTCATCGTTTTCAAATAGATAGGTTTGAATTTCGCTTCCATATGTAGGGCGCATAATGCGCTCGCCAAGACGAGTCATCAACATAAGGACTACTCGATCTTGCCAAACCTTTGCCTCATCGCTTGTAAACGCAACAGCCCCAGACGCGTCAAAAGAAAAAGGCAATGAGATAGCTTTTTGAGCCATTAGCTTCCTCCGATCCAGAGCGGAAAGTTAGGATCTCCGCCTTCAAACATAACCCACACCCCTTGGCTGGGTTGGGGTTTCCATTTACCAATTAAGTTTAATGTAGCAATTATACCTGGAACCGCTGGGCCAACCCCCGCGTTGTCGTGACTTAGGAAGGTATTAGTGCTGTTAGCAGAGGATACAAATTCAATATAGTCCTTTGCCTCCAGATCCAAAATAAGGCTGACAGTCATGGTGATTTCTGAGTTGTTTCCCAAAGTAGTCGCCAGTCTCTTCTACATAGATTCGTGTCCCATCAAGATACGATTTACTGGTATCGGCTTCTATCCAGTTATTGACTACTGTAGCTGTGTTGACCCCGATGGCTTGATCAGAAGTGGTGTAGAAAGTTCCGTAAGGCCAACTCTTTTGAGCTATGGCTCCCCCGACTGGGTAAGCCCACTCAGTCACTTCACTTCCTAAAACCTGTGGTACAACAAGTTGTACACGTCCCTGATTCTCCGGATCACTGGAACTGTAAACAAAGCCACGGTAGATGCCGTAAAACCTTTTGTCTGGGCTGTCAATACTCATCGAGCAACCCTGCTCAATCTATTAATAACTGCGGAGGACTTTGTAGTTTGAGGTATCACGGTGCTTAAGGTAGAGGTAGCTGACTTCCATGTTGGAGCAGAAACAGATGCGGCTCGACTCCTATTGTTTACCGATCCAAATGAGGTTTCTGTCTGAGGAGTAGACCGTCTACCAGTTTTCTTTAATTGAGTTTTAGGCGCTACTTTTGTTTGTTTAACATTAGGAATTAAAGTTCTTTGGGGTAGGTAGTCGGGAGACAGGATCTCTTTGCTATCCGTCCATCTGTCTGCCTTTCCTAGTGAGTCCGTTCCAACTTCAAGGATAGTTGTATAGCGGTGCCTGTTTAGTTCCTCTTCAACAATGACATGTTCTGTAGACAACACTGTCCAAAAACCAGAATAGGTTTGACCTAGACCATCTAAATAAACAGGGAAATCTGGTCGTAGGGTTGGATCACCAATGACTTCTACCTTAGCTCTATAAGGAAACGCATTCCTAGCTTCAGCAGCTTCCGCCTCGTACTTAGCAACATCAAGACTCGGGGCTACAGACACGGTATCAAATTGATCAAGGATCTCCGACTTCTTTTTCTTTCTAGTTTTTTTATTTGCTTTCTGTTTTGTATAAGATACTTGGCTAGCAGTAAGGACATCTACACCGGATACGGCCACTGCCGCTTTTCTTGCGTCGTCAAACTCTATAGTCTCTCCAATAACTGGATTGAATGAATAGATGGTTGTACCATCCAAACTAGATGTTGGCTTCTTTACAAATCGAGGGGCTTCAGCTCTGTACTTTGTATAGTCTTCAAGGATTGGCTGGAAGTAAAGCTCAGTGTTGGTGGCTCTAAGCGTATAACCACATTGCTTTGCCAGCCTGACCATAAGCTCCCAATCACTGTGACCAGTTTGAGATATCTGTGGGAAAACTCTTGGGTGAGGTACTGAATAGCAAACAAAGTTGTGCTTCTTTGCAATTTCTCTAACTACCCGATCAGCTGTTGCATTCTTATAAATCTTTTGTGATTGTCGTTTCATAAGGAAAGACGCACCAATTAAAACTACTGTTACAAAGTTTTTGCCTGGTGTCTGCTCTGGTGCAATGTGATGAACATATCCGTAGAACTCTCGTCTTTTACCTGGGCCGTACATGGTTACATTAACTGGGCTATTTGGTTCAACAACCTCGTAGGGTAGATCCCAATCTCTAAAGGTTATTGTCATAATTTCGTGAGAGTATCGGTTTTGTTTTAGGGTAGCCGAGTACACAAATGAAGGCTGTACTGAAGGAGACTCTGGAAACTTAACTTTTACATAATTAAACATTAGGAATCCTTAATTGGGTTCCCGCTGGGATATCCGTAATGTCTTCTAGCTCTGGGTTGTACTCTGGAATAATCCACCAGAACTCTGGTTTGCCATAGTACTTAGCCGCAATTTGATCCAAGCGTTCGCCTTTTACATACTCATGAACCCAATAGCGAACTAAACCAAGGGGTGAAAATTGATAGAACACTACAGGGTTTTCTGCGCCGTCAGGCGTAATAGAAAAGTAATCAACTGTTGAGTATTCGTAGCGAGAGCCTTTAAAGATAGCCATTACTTGCTAGCTCCTATTCCGGATCCAGAGAAGCATTCAATAGAGATTGAAACTTGTGTTTGAAGCGGGATCATGGTCTCTGTGAACTTAGTATGGTTCATAGAAAGGTTAGAGATCCAACCAACATAGGAAAGATTATCTTGCGTAGGTCCAAGTTCTATACCTAGAAGCGTTGGCTGTAAATAACCAATATTGGCGGTTACTCTGTTTAGTAGGTTGGTGTAATAGCCGGGTTTGCCATCAGGTCCAATGAATCCCGATCCGTTTACTGCTCTAAATAAATATTCAAGATCATAGAGGGTTCCTTGCCGTAGTAAGGCATCCATCTCTGTAGCAAAGTCTTGCTTTAGTTCGTTTGGGTATCTATTGAGGTAGTAGGTTTCAAAAGTTTTTAAGTCAGAAGTGGTGCCCTGTGAAGCATGCTTGATACAGGCAAAGTCATTAGTTCTATCTAGAAGAAGGTTTAAGCTAACCGTCTCTTGACCTGGAAACACACCTGTTACTACACGAAGAGCATCCGCAGCAGACGGGGTGATGTCCATATTTCTAGCAACATTTACAGAGATTGATTCTGGGTTCCATAAGAATTGGAAAGCATACTTTCTATCTTCTAAGTTAATTTCGCTTCCGCCAACGACTTTTGTGCCAGCAACTTTTTCAGCCGCGGTTACAGTTTCTCCAGTAGATGAGTCAATTTGAGTGATGTCGCCAGAGGTGTTCCAGTACCAAATACGACCACGACGAAGACCATGGAAAGATGTTCCAGATCCATTAGCTCCGCTTACTATAGTTGAATCAACTTCAACTGGTCGTAGCGGGATACTCCACTGATGAGGTGGCAAGTTAAACTTGTAGTCTTTAGGTGAAGCCGTCCAATTATTTTTTGCTGTGGTAACTACATCATTTGAGTTTGGTTTTTCTTGAGCCTTATCAGCGTCTAATGCCAACAACAAAGCAATATTTCTGTTAGTAAACCCACCTTTTAATCCAGCTTCAATAAGATCTAGTTCGGTATAGGTTTTACCGTTAAGTACTTTAGTTAAACGCTTATTACCTGTAGAGGTTGAGTTAGTTGAATTAGCGGCAGATGTTTTTTGGTTGTATGAGCCGTAGTTGGTAGCGTCTAAATATCCCATTACTTACTCGCCGCCTTTTCTAGTATCTTCTCATCTGAGAACATCTTCTTAATAGTCTCAGCAATCTTCTTAGCGTTGTCACCAAGTACATTTATAACTACTCCGCCATAGTTGTGGGTAACACCGCCAGAGCTTAGGGCGCTTGTCAGCATACCCATACCGCCCGCAGCGCTAGCGCCTTGATTAATAAAAGACTTAAGATCTTTTACTTGAGTTGCGTACTGTGGATCTTTAAGAAGTTTATTAACTTCAGCTAGTGTCTTAGCATCAAGAGATGCAGGATCAACACCAAAGAATGTAGCAACATCTTCAGCGCTTGTGGTTCCTCCACCACCTTTGCCCGTACCCCACTTAGACGCGTAAACCGCATCCATAATTCTAGATTTATCTTTTCCGCTGACGATAGCATTAACGATCTTGTCGTAGCCTCGTTCTTTTGCTTTTTCAGTCAGCGTTAATACAGTTGCTTCTAGACCTTGATTCCAGCTGGTGTAGTGCCGTACTCCGTGAGATCTTCCAGGTCCTGCATCCATAAGACTTGAGCCAGGTAGAATGCGAGTAGTGTTAAGTGGGTTGTAGCCAGCAGAGTTATTCCAGTGCCCACCTTCTTGATCCATCCATGATGTAACAGCAGCCATATTAGCGTCTGTTGGCGATCCACCTAGCTTTGTGATTAAAGCTCTAGCCCAATCTTGTTTACTTAAATTTGGACCTGTATCTTTTACGCTTCCACCATGGTGCCTAAATGGATTTTTGTTATCCATATTAGGAATGATTGTTCCATCGGTTTTCGGAATAAATAATTCTGGGCCTTCTTCACCAACAACATAGGGAACCTTATCGCTTACTCCACCACCAGTAGCTTTTCCTTTAATGCCTAATAGCATCGTTAAGATTTTGGTTAGGAAATCGTTTCCAGATCCCATTAGCGTGGTCACAAAAGCATTTCCGCGAGTAGCCAACTGTAGAACACCTGTAAATCGATCAAGCATGTTCATGAACTGACCAAGCATCGTCAAGCTTTGAGCCGCTTGTTCATAGCCAATAGCTCCAGCGTTTGCCACTTGACCAAGTCCTTGAGCGGCAGCGGCATTTCTCTTGCTGAACGCACTAACAGCAGCAGTAGTTCCACCAAACTCTTGAATGTTTTCTTTAGTAATAGCTCCGCCACCAGTCTTTGCTTTAAACAAAAGACCGTTAGCAACTAACTGTTTTGCCATAGGATCGTTGCCAAAATACATATCAAGCATGGAGTCCATAGAGTTACCAGGCTGTAAGCCGATAAGGACTTCGCGCTCAGACGGCTTTCTATCTGAGCCGTAAGCTCGTGCGTAGTCGCGGCAAATCTTTTTCCAGAGGTCGTCAATGATCTGATCAGGTGGCTTTAGGTTGCCCTGCTCATCACGAAGACGAATACCAATTCCGCGAAGCATGTTTACATTGCGTCCCTGTTGCATTGCGCCAAAGGCTCGCATTGATCCTTCGGCACCGATGCCGGGAAGAAGGTTGGATACTTGAGCAACGCCCATACCGACGCTACCAAATTGACCACCAGCTTGAGTGATGTTAGGCCCAGTGATGCCGTAGCTTTGAGCGGCGACCAAAGATCGCATCGCATCCATCTTGTCAAGAACCGTGCCTTCATAAGACATTCGTTCTTGTAATTGACGCATACGTTCAAAGTCGTATGTTCCACCAATCATTGGGTTCTCCATGAGAACCTCTTTGCCAGATGTAAGTCTTCTACCGCTAGGACCAGCAGAGTTAAAGAACGCGGCGCGTTGCATGAGAAGTTGAGCCTCTACTGCATCAGACGCAGAGAACAAAGCTCCGCTTGCTGCGCCGGCAAATAGAGCGCCCGCAGCAGGGTTTTCTTTTATAAAGTCTGTGAGGTTAGTGCCACCTGTAAATCTGCCACCGCCACCACCGCCTGTAGTGGAAATATCAGGAGTATATGCAACTACTGTCCCACCTCGACTGTATGGGACCATGCCACCGCCACCGCCAG